TATTATACTTCAGGTCATTGAACCATTTCTGGTCATCATTAAAGGCAGAAATAATTTCTGCATCCTTTCTCTCTAATTTTTGAAAATAATTTTCCATCATTTTTTTTTTCTTTTTTTTAAATTGATTATTTTAAATTATAAATACAGCCATATTTCAGGCGCCTGTATTATTAACATACTTTAATTTAAAATAAATATCGTTTATGATGGAAAAAATACCATTTTTTATAAAAAAAATTTTATATATCGATTCCAACGCCAATTCCTACAGTTACACCCCACGATTTATTGATGATGTCATAACCACCGGTTATTTGTGGTTGTATATGTATTATAGAGTGTTTCTGGGGCTTTGTTTTCTCAATGATGGTATTTGTATTGGTATTGAAATATTTGTGGCTTAATTTGAACTTTATTGAATCAAGTTTTGGTAGGTCTTCATCTTGATAACTTCTACCTGTTATCCAAGCATTGTATTTTACTGTGTCTATACTGTCTATAATAGTATTGGAGACTTCTTTTTTTTTAAAGTAATTAATAGTGGCGTTGCTTCTATACTATCACCAACTTGACGATATACAGTGTCAGTTTTGAAGATTGTCTGTGTGATTGTCTGTGGCACAGTATCCTTTATTTCTTTCTCTAGATATAAGGTATCAACTGTTACTGTGGTTGTTGTATCAACTTTCTCTAGGAGTTCTCTCATCTTGGTCATTGTTTTATTTTGATAGAACATGATTGCTCCCATTATTGCCATTATAAATGTTGCTACTATTATCAGTGTATTGCTAGTTTTATTTTCCATATATTTTTATTTTTATTATATTATTATTGGCACGCCCGCTTCAATCATTGGGCGATAAAATTCCACATATTTGGTGAAATACCAGTTTCCTATTTTCTTTATTATCTTCTTCATCTTTTTCATCTTATTTATCATTATTTCCATTGATGAAGATAGGAATACCAGTTAAATGGGGTATTTATAATAAAGAGAATTGGTTTTGGCACTGTTTTTATGACATAGGTTAAGAAATACCAAATGGGGGATACTTGTTTAAGGTATCTCCCATTCAGATATTATTAATGAATATTTTGGTTAACCGGGGAAATGTATAAACCCCTGTTGTTTTGGTGATTTATCGTCTATATCACCAACGCTTCACTTAATTTATGTTAGATTTAGTTTTTAACAAAAGGAATACTTCACCCGGAGTCTTACAACCTCAAGTCTTTCTTGGAGTATTTTTGCTTCCGTCTCGTTGCCTTGTTGTCGTGCAATAGCAATTCTTGATAGAGCCTTTTGTTCAAACTCCTTGAATTTATCTCTTGATGACTGGTTTATTTCAGATTTGACTGCTTTGACTGTGGATTGTTTTTTCTTTTCCTCAGGTATGACTGTTGAATAATGTTTTCTATAATAGATTAGTCTGCCATTGGTAGCAGATATTTGTCTGGTAATGTTTTCCCTATTTGGGTCATCCATTGCCATGTTCTTTCTTCTTTCTATTAGTTCTTGAAGAAGTTCCTTATAATCCTGATACCTCTTCTCAATTTGTTCATCTGTCAACTTGTATCTTCCCATGTTCTTTAAACTCTCCTGCATAATGATGTTATATGTCAACGCTTTTCCTTTGATTAATGGTTCTCTTTCCTGTAATTGACTGAGCCATTTTGCATAGAATTCCTCTACCTCCTTTTTTGATTTAAAAGTAGGTGCTATGGGAGGGTATTCATCATGAGTTGGTAATGGTTTATTCTTCCTTCTTGCCTCGTCATACTTTCTGATGTAATCCCTATTTCTCTCCCGGTATTCTTTAGCCTTTATTCTGATTAGTTCACGGTTCTTTTCCCTATACTTTCTTTGTTGTTCCCTAATCCTTTTTCTTTCTTGAATGGCTTTAGTCTCAGCAAATAAGGCTTTCAATTGTTCACTAGTTCTGATTCCCATCTTCTTTTAAAATAACGTTTCCATTTGGTTCTTCATAAAACTTATAAGTCATGTTATAAACTTTAATGAACCTTATTGGGTGTTTTTCACCATTGTTATCCATCCAGTAAACCATAATCAGTTGTCTCTTAACGAATTTGAAACTGCATCCAATTCCCAATCCCTTTCCTTTGGTGTTCTAACTCTTCTTTGTTTCCTCTCTTTAAGTTCATCTGGTGAAAGGAACAACTCCTCATCATCATCCTTGAAATACTTTGATGCATCTTGGAGTTGGTCTAAAGTAAATGCTTTAATCATAACCTGTATTTTTTATATAACTAGTTTGATAGTTTGAAAAAGTTGGTTTTTAAGCCAACTTTTTTTCAATTTTTTCTTTAAAATCATCTAATATTTCATCAGTTTTGAAAATGTTATACAGTGATGGTTCATTGAGATACTCTATCATATAGTACAGTGTATCAAAGTCATCTTCTGTTTCATTACTGTTGTTAAAAGCGTTGATTGCCTCATCAACTTTTTTGCCAAGCAGTTGAAGGTCTTCAAGTTGTTTAATGTTGCAATCATAGACTAATTCTTCAAAATCTTGAGGTGCTGCACTTAAAAATTCATGTTCAATTGCTTGTTTTGTTGCTTCACACAGTTGAACTGCAAGTTCTTTAAATTCTAAGTTTGTCATAATTTTTAAAAATTTTTTTGGTTAATACTTAAATTAATAATCTCCTGTTCCATTTGCAGCCCTGTTGATAGCAATATAGCGTTGGAACGACACTTGGTTATCATTGGTTAAGATGGTACATAGATTTATCGGAATGCCTACCGTTGATTAAGGGCCTCTACCCTATTTGAATGAATCACTTGTTATTGGTTAACCTCTGATATTGCAAATATACAAAAAAAATGTTAAAAAAGAAAATAAATTTTAAATTATTTTGTAAACATTTTGGAAAACTTTCACTATTTCTTGGAATAGCGATTTTACAATATATTATGAGGATATATGAAATATATCCGAAATAATATATTTTTCTTTTTTTAAATTTATTATTAATTAAAAAAAAAAATAACTATTTTACCGGATATCTAGTTATATATAAATCTTATTACTAGTTACAGTATATATTATATATTATTAATTATATATTATATATATTATTATATATACAGTTATACAGTTAATAGCATGAACCTTTGTACTAGACCCCTTGAAAAAAGGAGGATTATTCATCCTCCCATTGTTCAATCATGTCTCTGATTTCATAGAGTGTCATCAATCTGTCTGGTATAAAACCATCTTCTTGAAGATTTCTAATGTTAATCTCATCATCAATCTTTGCATCCAGTTCATCTAATAATTCTTCTTTCTTCATATCAATTAAAATTTAAAAATGAAACATGATTCAAATATACCAGAAATAAAAATAAAAAGAAAAAAAATATAGTTAAATTTTCTTAATTCAGATATTTTTTGTATATTTGCATATATTTATAATAAAATAACGTTTATTAAATTTATTTAATCATGGTAGAATTTAAAAAAGAATTTTCAAAAAGAGGTATTAATTTTAAACAGATTTACAAAGACGATAATTTATGTATTTATCAAACCAGTTTACCATCTTATGAGGTTTTTAGAAGAGTGGTTCATTCACCAGATAGATTTCATGAGGAAGATTATGAGTTATACCCATGCAGTGAGGCATTTGGTAAATGGGCTTGGTCTTGTTCAAATGAGGAATCAATAAACAGAATGATTAAAAAGCATTTCCCAAAACATAAGTTTGCTAGTGAAGGATTTAAACTATGAAACATAATATTATTTTATACACTTTATCATATAATGAATCAGACATTGTTGAATATTCAGTAGATTATTGGAAGAGGTTGGGAGTTGATAAGGTAATCTGCTATGACAATTATAGCACTGATGACACTGTTGAGAAGTTGAAGAAATATGATTGGATTGAGGTCAGATATTTCAAGACTGATGGAATGACTGATGATTTGCATGCAATAATCAAGAACAATTGTTGGAAGGAACAGAAGGGAAAGGAGAACACTTATGTGGTGGTATGTGATTTTGATGAATATTTATATTTCCCTTCTGGTGTTGAAGCAACATTGGATAAAATGGATGGCAGGTTCAGTGTATTAGGCTGCAAGTGGTTTGCCCTTTGTAATGATGATACACCGGAGCGAATTGAAGGTGTATTGCTTCACGAGCAGAGTGATAAGTTTTATCTTCAAGATGTTAATAGGAATTATCCAGAGTTGGGAAAGTTTATGCTGATAAATCCAAATATGATTGATGATATGGGATGGTCAGTTGGAAATCACATATGCAATCCAACTGGAGATTTCAAATTATATGTTGCACCAATTGAGGAATGTGTTGCAATACATATCAATAAGGGTTTCAGTCCAAAATATTTTGTTGAAAAGAGAAAAAAGATGGCAAAAAGGCTATCTGATTTAAACAAGATGAAGGGATATTGTTTTGAATATAATTTCCCAGAAGAGAAGAGTTTGGAAGAATATAGAGAAAATCAAAAAAAGTCTGTAAACTTGAATAAATTTTTAAAGAAATAATTTTTATTTTTCAAATATTTTTTGTATATTTGTAATGTTAAAGATTCTTTGGTGTAATTAATTAATAATTTGTGACACGTCCGGCTATTTGTTCAAGTCTTTTAACCGGACGTTTTTTGACCGTTCTAAATCAAGATATAAAAAAATCACGATACTCTTTTAGTCATGGTAGAAAGTAAGTTTGATGAGTTGTTTTGTTTAATGGAAGTCAGGTAAAGTTTTTGTGATTTCTTCATTTGGCTTCCATTTTTAAAAGGCATTATAGTGTAATTCTATATATTTTTGACAATTATTATTTTATTAAAAAAATATCCGGTAGGTTTTTCTACCGGATATTTGAATTAAAATTTCTGAACATTTCCTTTACCTATCATATTGTTGCATCCACAATCACCACATTTATTAACTCTATTAGGAAAATATACCAATGGTTTATCAATTGGATTTGCAGTGCCTGTTAGTTCTTTCCATTTATCACAGCAGTTTGTATCTAGTGGCCTCCATAGTGGGTACAAATCAGAACATTTGCAAAGATATTTTGTCAGCAAATCAATGCTCATTTCTGCTTGTCTCTTAACATCTTCTATAAATGGTGCAAGTTCATCTTTGTTTATTGTCCTACTATTATCGCTGGATTCACACACAACACCTTTTTCTGACACAGTATATGCCAAACTTCTCAAAGCAAGAAATGTTGTATAATTAGCCAACGCTGGTGCAATTTTTAGCATCAGAGATTTGTTTTCATCAGTCAACTCATCTTTATCAATTTGATTTTGTAACTCTTCCATCAAAGCATCTCCAAGTACTGGATTAATATAATAATTCTGAGCCAAATATACAAATGATAAAATTTTGTCAACAGCCACATTCTTTGAAATAGGAGAGTACAACTTTAGTAACTCTTCTGAAATAAGCATAGTTTCTATAAGTTTCTTATTCGTTGCCATCTTCTATATCACTTTTATCTTCGTTATTTTCTTCTGCTTTTTCATCAACATTATTTCCTTCCTTTTCAACGTTATCATTTGCTGTTGATTCACCTTCGAATTCTTTTCTAAGGTCAAAATCAATAAAGTTGATTACACGCTCCAGATTATTCATTTCAAGAAGTTTATTGAAACAATCTGCAACAAACTTTCTCTCATCAGCAACAACCGTTAACTTATACTGTGTATATGCTGCAATAAGTTCATCTGACTTTGAAGAGAAACCAGTTGATGTTCCAATACCTGCAAGCACCGGTGATGTTAGTCTGTTCGCTGAAATAATAGCCGTCTTGATAATATCAACGACACTGTTATAAAGGTCTGCATTTACACTTTCTATTGCATTAATCTCAGGAATTACACCACTTTCTCCAAAGAGTAGGAGAATGTTACCGGCATTTTCACTTCCACCAAATGACTTTATAAGATTATTATATAATTCCTCTTTCTTCTCTTCAGTAGGTTCAATTGGAAAACGAATTGCAAGATTTGCTGAGAAATTATTCTTGATATAATTCAAATAATACTGTGATAATGCACCGTCTGCTGCAATATAGTTTGCTGCTGCCATAAACTCAGGCACAGCATAGTAATAATTATTTGGCTGATATTCCTTGAAATAAAGGAGATAAGATTTTCCTTTAACTGGAGTCTCAGTTCCAAACATTGGTATTTCAACAACGTTTCTATTTCTTTGTGCTCTAGACCAATCAGTACAAAGATAAGCCTTTTCAATTATATTTCTCTCGTTAAACTGAGCAAGACGAACTTGGTCAACAGGGGTATGATAAAAAGAGAATCTATTACCGGATTCATTTAAAATTGCTTGTACAGCGAATGCCTTGAAATATACCCAGTCTGTTACACACTTTTCAATGAGTTCTTGCCATGTTTCCAACATATTTGGTGTATAGATATTGGCTTCAGTTTTTTCCAAGCCTGCTCCTAGAATATATGTTTTCTTTGACTCAAGAATTGCTTTTTGAAGTGGTGAAGCGTTTACCAAATCAAGCACCTCTTGAGGATATAGATTGGAAGCACCAAAACGAATCCATCCATTTCTGGTTGTCTTCTCAACATATGGTTGGCCAATGCTATAATCTCTAAATGTAACTATTTTATTCATTTACTATATTTTAATATAAAGATGGGCTGCTGAAAAACAGCCCATTTATTAAGGTATCGGTTGGATTCTTGATGCATAATTAATCCAACCTTCTGCTGTCTTATAAGCATTTATACTAGAAGCAGGCACATATATTGGACAATTATTATTATTTTCAAATACTCCTATTCCACCTAGTGTTGGAGGTGTTGTTGCTCTAATTATAATTGATTGTAGACCACTACAATTCAAGAAAGCACTAGTGCCAATATATTTAATTGTGCTTGGAATATCAATACTTGTTAGGCTTTTACATCCACTGAATGCTGTGGATTGTATTGTCTGTAGATTTGAAGGCATATTTATTGATGTTAAACCTGAACAAACCTCAAATGCAGAAGGGCCAATATAAGTTATACTATTTGCAAGTGTTACACTAGTAAGACAAGGATTTCCAAACGATGCAATAATATAATCTGTTCCAATACTTGTTACACAATCACCAACTTCCATATGAACAGTACATTCAGTCCAAGGGTCATGTGAATCATAAACTCTCTCAATTTCTGCTCCTGTTAATATTGAAGAACCGTTGCAGTTAACCTGATAATAATTTCCCTTATCAGTTGTTCCATTTATCTTTGGATTTCCAACATATCCACAATCATATGACATTGCTTCAATTGTTGAACCATAACCAGTTGTTGGTGTATTCTGCCATGTGTTTCCACCATCATATGAAACCTGTTGTCTTGCTACATATACTTTGTTATATCCTGAACAAGTCTTGGCCGTTGTATCAGCCCATCTATATTTAGGCTCAACTGGCACAAATCCACAATCTGTTGAATCTGCTTCAATCAATGCACCTCTTCTTGTCTGTTCAGGACTTACATTTGTCCAAGTTGCTCCGCCATCATTTGATACCTGATAGTATTCTTTATAATATTTGGAAGTTCCGGAACAAATATAATCACTTGCAGGCGCTTGATACCATCTGTATTGAGGTTCTATATAACCACAATCTGGTGAATTTGCTTCAATTAAATCACCTCTCTTTGTCTGCTCAGGAACTACATGCTGCCACGTTGCACCACTGTCATAAGAGACCTCATAATATACCTTGTAGTATTTTGATGTTCCACTACACATATAATCTGATGTTGGTGCTGCCTTCCATCTATATTGAGGCGTTGGTGCCCAGCCACAATCTGTTGAATCAGTCTCAATTAATGCTCCCATCCGGTATTCTGCAGGAGAGACGTTTTGCCACGTTGCACCATTATCTGTACTCTGTTGCTTCTGTTCCTTTGCATATTTCGTTGTACCGGAGCAAATATAGTCATTTGGACCTGTTAATGTAATCCAACGATATAATGTTTCAGTTTGTCCTGTGCAGCATTCTTCAAGTGCTTCTTGAAGTGATGTAATCTGTTGTGTAAGGTTTGTTATAAATGTAATGAAAGTTGTATTTGATACATAATCTCCCTTTGGTTGGAATCTCTCATCTGATTCTGCTTTGGTATATGCATCAATTGTTCCACCACTACCAATGTTTATATTACCAGTTCCAATTAATGATTGATTATTAATTGTTTTAATCTGATTAATATAACCTTGGTTCTGAACCCAAGTCTGAGTTGCATAACCATCAAGTGATGGTATTTCAGATTTTAATGCATAATCTCCTGCTGGTTGATAGTTTCCAAGAGGCTGATATAATGTATCACCACTTTCCTTTGTTAGATAATCACCAATTGGCTGATAGAATGTATCACCGGATTCTTTTGTTAGATATTCTCCAATTGGTTGATAGAATGTATCACCGGATTCTTTTGTTAAGTATTCGCCTTTTGGTTGGAATCTCTCATCTGATTCTGCTTTGGTATAATAATTATCAATATCAAAAAGGTCTCCAAGTGGAATATCTATTGGTTCTTTTCCGGCATCAGAATTGAAAACTACATGAAGATATGTATCACCTGACAATTCTATAAGTGAAACTGAATCAACCATTCCATCCTTTATAAAATCAGTTGCATCAATGAAGCAAGCCAATTCTTCTCCAGCATAGAATTCAATTCTCTTGGTGTCAGAATTATAATTGCAGCCATCAAAGTAATCACCAATTGGTTGATATGTTTCTGCTGCTTCTCTCTTTTTAAGGTAAGGTGTAAGGTCAACTTCTCCATTAAGAGCCGGGAATATTCTATTTAATATTTCAGTTATTTCTGAAATATCGTCATATTCCCCATCAATTCCAAGTTCCTCATCAACAATATAAAGTGGCAAATCCATTGTCATAAGACAATTCCTATAGAAATAATCAATAAAAGCATAGAACTTTATATTGTTATTTGATATAAGATAGGTAAGCCCGCCACGAGGAAAGCCCATTGTCTTTTCCCATGCTGTATCATCAATATAATGTTGATAAAGTATTACACTATCGTCTAGAATTACTATTTTATTGTTCATTACTTATATGTTTATTATAAAGAAGGTTAAGTTCCAATTGCTTTTATTTGTGATGCTATTAATGAATATTTTGCCTTCCATGCAGATAATCCTGCTGATGGTACATACAATGTTCCTTTAAATTGGTAAAAAGGAAAATTATATGAGGTATCATATGCAGGTGCATCTGGTGGCGTTTTGCAATCAGCAAATGTTACAGTTCCACCTGTTGAACAACAGATGCATGCTGTAGATAAAAATGTTGGTGTACCATAAATTGTTAATCTTAATCCATCAGAAAAATTAGCAGTACATGATAAATAAAAACTATTTCTAGGAATTACAACATTATCAGCATATACATTTATATTAAGCGTTGAACCATTATCATTTGGTGCATATGAATTACCAAATAATCCATAACAGGCTGTTGTATAGCCACTTGTTGAACCTGTTAATAATTTATTTGGTATTGTAATACTGCCTTTCAAACAAGAGTTGGAAAAAATGCTTGAAAAACTTGTTTTTCCGCTAACGTTTGATAAATCTATATTGCTAACATCAAACATTGTGTTAGCGCCTGCACTATCATGTATTCCGGTGTTAGCAAAAGCACTAATTCCTATGCCAGTAACGCTTGAAGGTATTGTACAAGACGTTAAACTAATATTATTAAACTGATAATAATCAGGTATGCTTGTTACACCATTTTTTATTGTGAACGATACCATTCTACCATAATCATCAAATTCAGCCGCTGATAGATTCACAGGCATATCAATTTCGCCACCAGAGGCAACAGCCATATTCACAAGACTGTTGCCATGATACATCTTTTTTATTGTATTATTATTATATTCCATAAAATAAAAATGTTATATATTATTGTTAAGCACCAGTTAGTGTTCCATTAACTTTACAAATGGTATTTGTTATTTTATTATAAAATGTATATTTGTTATCATTGCTTATTACAGGAATGAAATCTCCAACTAATGTACTTCCATTATATATCTTTATATAATATATTTTTCCATAATCTTGACATGCTTGTCTGAATGCACAGAAATTATTTCTTCCAGATGTTCCAAGAGTATAACTGGCGCTTACATGTTTGTCTTTCGTTACATTATTGAAGTAGTAATTTCCAAATTCAAACACTTGGTCTGCTGATGCTGTGTCACCTGTATTAAGATAGGTTGTTCTTGAACCACTAATTCTTTTATCATTAAAATCAAAATACACCTTAGAACCGCTCCAGAAGAATCTAAAGTCATTGGCATCAGAATTTGTCTGTGGCGTTTCTCCAAAGAATTGACTTCCTCCACCATTAATATATCTGAATTTTATTTCAACCTTAAAGTTGGTTGTGATTGGCAAACCTAGGTCAACTTCTCCGTCATGGCTTGCATTTTTCTGCAAGTAAGATAATTTAGATTTATATGGTTTACATTGTGTATCATCTTCGGCATATATTAAATCAGTATAAGCAGAGAATTGAGCATTTGCTGCATAAGCAGCATAACTATCACAGGATGGAATATAAATCTTTTGAAGACTTGTACAATTTTTAAATGCATCAGCGCCTAGTGCCGGAGGTGTTGTGCCTTCAAAATGTACCTCTTTTAGATTTGTATCTCTCATGAAAAGGTTGGTTGAAGCACTTGTAACTGATGCAGGTATTGTTGCTGCTGTAAGACCTGTCATATCAGCAAAACATCCACTGTATAAAGTTGTTACACCACTTGGAATCCCTTCAATTCTTTTAATACCAGATGCAAGCCTAAAACAAGAACCTTCAATTTTTGTTAATCCACTTGGGAATGTAAATGACGTTAGACCACTACAGCCAAAAAATGCCTGATTTCCCAATATGGTAACGTTATCATCAAGTGTTACTGATGTCATTGCAGAACAGCCATAAAAAGCATTATCACCAACCTTGAATGAGCCTTGCCCATCACAAGAACTTACAACTGCTGAAGTCATTGCAGATTTTGGTGTTGTGTGTGCTGACACCTCAGCAGCAGTAAGCACAGCATTACCATTACATTCAACCTTATACTCACTAGTGTCAGAATAATTAGCAACCAGTTTATATGAATGTTGGCTGCCTTGCAAATATTCAAGGAATATCAGGCTACTACCATGATATGCTTTTTTTGCATTTAAAATCCCATCATACCATTTACTGACTGTATTTGAATTATATTTTATCATATCTTTTAAGTTCCAATTGCTTTTATTTGTGATGAAAAATCTGAATATTTTGTTTGCCACGCTGTTAATCCTGCTGATGGTACATATATATTACCTTTGACGCCTTTAAACGGTGATGATGTTCCTGTAGCAGTATATGAACTAGCATCTGGTGGCGTTGTACAGTCAGCAAATGTTATTTTTTGTGTGCCTGTAACGCCTGTTAATGTAACAAATGCCTGTTGTGAAAGAAATGTTGGAGTACCATGAACAATAATATCTAATCCTCCTTTATTTGAAGTTGAAGAGGTTGAGAAATTACATATTGCTCTAGGTACAATAACGCCATCAGCATATATATGAATTGTTAATGTGTTACCCCCTGGTACAGAAGCAGAATTGAAAAAGTTATAACAAGTAGAAGTAGTAGCACTTGTTGCACCAGACAACATTTTGTTTGTTATTGTAATACTGCCTTTCAAATAAGAACCAGCAAATATATTGTTCATTCCACTATCTGATGCTACATTTGTAAAATTTATATTACTAATATCACAGGCTCTATTTGAATTTCCAACATAACTAAAGGCATAAGACCCAACATCTGTAACACTTGAAGGTATTGTACAAGACGATAATGATGAATTATAATATTGATAATGTTTAGGAATACTTGTAACTCCATTTTTTATTACAATATTTGTAGGCTTTCCCCAATCATCATAATCCCATGATGTAAATGCTGATGGTGTAGCACCACCACCTCCACCAGATATTTGTGATACATAGTCATCATATGTATCAATGGTAGCAGAAGAGGGTACTGTTACCCCCTTCGCTTCTATTGCTGTTTTAATATCAGCCTTTGCCTGCTGAATTCTTGAAATCTCTGTTGCTATACTCATAATTATATTGCTGCTAATAATGACTCAATATCGCCTATCATAGCGTTAATTTGAGCCTTAGTATAATAATTTGATAAATCTCCTCCTGCTGCATCTGTAATTACATATATTGTATCAGGGTCTATTGTTGTAAGTGCATCATATTCAGCCTGGGTTAATTCAACAACCGAACTTCCACCACCACCTCCAAGTTGGTCTTGAAGACAAATCATTTCAGTATTATCTTTGTTGTAAATATATACTTGGTTTGAAGTATCAATCTTCAACTGATTATTGATATTGGTTTGGGTTGTTCCACTGACATTTGCTTGATAACCTATAGCGACACTTTTATTTTTATCTGTAGAAATGCCACCACCACCAATCACAACACTATTTGAAGTAGTGAAACTAGGCATGTTGAAATTGAGGTATCCATTTGCAATACTGCCTATTATAACATTATGTGTTCCATTTACATATGCCCCTTGACTAGAATTACTAGAGTTCTGTGCTACAAGAAAAACGTTATGTCCATAACTATTATCACACCTTGCATTTGGTCCAATTAAAGTATTATAACTACCACCTCCGCTATTTGCTCCTACAGAAATTGTATTGAATGCACTTGAAGTAGCAGTTATTGGTAATGTACAGTTGATGGTATCAGCAGTCTCTCCAGTGGTAACACTTATATTTGTTCCAGCAGTCACTGCTTTTCCACCGCCGCCTTCAGCAGATATGACATTATCAACGATGGTGATATTTGTACCAGCACTTAATTTGTTAGTAAGGTCATTGTAATCACCACTGAAATCTGACTTAGCATTCCAAGTTGCCTTTTCAGCACTTGTAACGTGTATAGTTGTGTCTGCTGTATGTGTTGTAAATGCTGATTCATCAGTTTTACCAGATATTGATTCATCAATCATTGTCTGAACCTCACCAGAAGTGATGCCTCCACCACCTCCAAGTTGGTCTTGCAATTTAACATCTTGTCCATCCAAAGTAAGATATATATCACCATTCTGCCTTATTTCAAATGCATTATGCCTTGCATTATCTGCTGTACCATTACCTACAGAGAATAAGGTGTTACCACTGTCACCAAATGTTGTAGAAGCAGATGAACTTACATTATATTTACCACTTGCATGCTCTGACTCATTTGTAGTTTTTGTATGATTTCCTTCTGTATGAGAATAATTTCCACTTGCTAATGTAAACCATCCTTCAGAATGAGAACTATTTTTTGTTGATTGTGTATTAAAACCTTCAGCAAATGAATATTGTCCACTTGCAGTATTTGCATCTCCTCCGTTAGCAATGGAATTCATTCCAGTTGCTTTATTAGTACTGATGGATGAGCCGACAATAACACTGTTGTTTCCAGTTCCATATCTAATTGGTGCAGCACAATTAATTTTGTTATTTGAAATATTAATTAATGTTCCACCAGATAATGTACAGTTGATGGTATCAGCAGTTTCTCCAGTGGTAATGGATATATTTGTACCAGCACTCACTGCTTTTCCACCACCTTCAGCAGATATAACATTATCAACGATGGTGATATTTGTGCCAGCACTGAGTTTGTTGGTAAGGTCATTGTAATCGCCACTGAAATCACTCTTAGCATTCCAAGTTGCCTTATCACTTGCTGTTACATGAATGGTAGTATCAGCAGTATGACCTGTAACTGTGCCACTCAAAGTGTTTAAATCACTTTGTGCTGCCTTTCCACTTAACGCTGTTTCAACTGAAGCACTATATGCTGTAAATGCACTGGTATCGACCTTTTCAGATGGGTCAAATGTTTCACCATCTGAAATTATATAAAATGTATTTGGGTCTTTTGTTTGCAATGCATCATATTGAGCCTGGGTTAGGGTAACTGTCTTTGATGCATTTGAATCCTGAATATCATATGATGTTCCAGATAATTTTATTTTATTAATTTTTGGCATTTTATAAAATGTATTTAAAACTTAAGTTATATTTAATATAAAGAAAAAAGGGTGAGATTTGCATCTCACCCCAAATTATAAATTTGTTAATCCTATGATATAACTAGAGTCTCGCCATCAAGTCCAATAACTTGGTTCTTACCTGCTAACAAAGCATCAGTTGCTGTCTTGTTATAGTACTGTGTTGGGTCAAATGTACCACTCTGACTAATCTTGTCATCAATTGTCTGCTTGTCATAAGTATAACCAGTTGTATATCCACTGATTGCATTATCAGTTTCAGTCTTGGTATAAGTTGTTGCTGTATTTGCTTTTCCTGCTAATGCTGTATTAACGCTTCCAGAATAAGTATTAAAGGTTGAGGTATCTACCTTTCCACTAGTTGCAGCGTTAATTGCATTATTAACCTCAGTCTTGGTATAAGTCGTTGCAGTGTTCGCTTTCTTTGCCAACTCAGTATTAACCTCGCTCTTGGTGTAATAATTGCTTGCATCAAAAATCTGAGAGATAGGTATCTCGATTGATTGTTTGCCAGCATCACTGTTGAATGTTATAACAAGGCAAGTGCCCTTTCCAGTAACCTCCTTAATTTCAACATTTGATACCATACCATCAATCAAGAAAGGAGAAGCGTCATATTCGAATACCTTTGTTCCACCAGTTCCACCATGATAGAATTCAACATATTTTGATGTTGAGTTATACTTAACAGCATCAGCATAGCCATTTACAGATGGAATATCACTCTTTAAAGCAACATTGGTTGTATTTAAACCAATTGAATCACCAGTTTTTGTAAAATGGCTTTTATTAAATTTTGCAAATGTATTTGCAGTACCTGTGCCGCCTTTTGTTACTGAAAGCCTCAATTCAACATCCATACCACTTGATTGCTGTGATGTAGCGCTAACACTAGTTACAGTACCACTGTAATCAGCCTTTCCACTTACAGCAGCCTCAATTGACTGTGTAACGGCTGTGGTATCTGCCTTTCCACTTATTGCATTCTGAACATCACCTGATGTCTGATAACCTTGTTCAGCAACTGTCTCAAGTGCTGAAGCAATTGCATTATAAATACCTGCACCATTAACAGCGTTTGTGCCACCACTGGTTACAGAAGTATCTAAGACGTGCAATGCATTCTCATCTTTAATATTGTAGGTTGAACCACTCAACCTGATTTTTGTAATATCTGCCATATTATTTTAAATTATAATTTAAATTGTTATGTTCTTATCATTTAAACTCAATGTATCGAGGTTAACATTTGAATATCCTGCAAACATTGAATTTATATCTTGCTTTTTGTAATAACTTTCCAGTAATGAATTTGTCTCTGCTTTGGTATATCGATTTAAAATCTGATTTCCCAAACTCATTATCTCAGCAGTTATTACCTTGTTCTGAACAGGGTTTGTTGATTCAAGTGATAATGTATCATCAACAGTTATTTCAGTTCCACCACTGCCTTTATTCTCGAATATCTTCTTTAACTGCTCTGGTAATTCATTAACGCCATATGAAATGCCATCAATAACCAATGGTATATTTGCAGACCACACGACATTCTTATAAAAATAGTCTTCCTTAAGGTAGAACTTAATACTTTTATTTTTAATCAAGTATGTAAGTCCACCTTTTGGATAACCTAGTTCAAATATTGTATTACCATTACCATCAGTCTCTAGAAGTACAAATGAATTGGATAATGTCTTTATTTGCTTCATATAATTAGTACTAATTTTTTATAAAGAAAAAATTATGTTGGAATTGCAGTAATTCTTGAAAGATAATCACTCCAGCTACTTGCAGACATATATGCATCTACACTACTACTAGGTACATATATTGGGCAAGCATTTGTGTAAGAAAATGCATATCTACCCAGTGTTGGAGGCTCAAGTGCATTAATAGTAATTCCTGTTAATTTTTTACAATTATAGAAAGCGTTATAACCAATGCTAGTAACGCCACTTCCTATTGTTAAACTTGTTGCACCACTACAATAAGCGAAAGCATATTGACCAATGCTTGTAATGCTATCCGGTAAATCAATACTTGTTGCACCACTACAATATTCAAAAGCATAATCACCAATTGTCTGAAGGTTATTTGAAAGTTCTACATCAGCACCACTTCCATTTTTACCAATTGACTCTATGTATATTCTACCATTGAATGCATTATTACCAATACTGGTAATGCTATTGGACATTTTTACTTTCTGGAGATTAGGTGTGCTAAACCCATAACTTTTGTATCTGAATGCATCATCTCCAATCGATGTACAGCAGTTTTCATATATCGTTACTTCAGTTGCAGATGTATATGTAGAACCACTTTGAATTGATGTTTGTCCAGTACATTGTACTTTGGTTACACCGGTTGTTGTTATACCATTAAGAATTGAACGCCATTTATATTTAAACTGATATGCTTTAACTATTGTTGACCTTCTTCTTTCATAAAGTGGAATTTCATTGTCACCAAGTAAGAACACCTTTGCTTCAGTGTTATAAATAACACCTGTTTCTTCATCCTCTACAGTAACATCACATGGAATCCAATATGGCTCAGGTACAAATTCCTCACCTTGTCTATAGTTCTTGGTATAATACCACATTCCATTTTCAAAGTCCTTTCTCTCATATTCCTTATAATAATACTTATCTTCATCAGCATCATAAAGATATTCTCTTTTTGCCGGAACCCATGTTGTTCCTGTTTGTTCGCCAATTGCATATATATTATTATAATAATTTGTTTGACCTGAGTAATGACTTAATTTTTCCGGTAAAACATATAGGTTATTAATCTTTCTACCCTTAAATGCCATACTTAATGGTAAATTGCCATCATTTTCAATAATCACATTATCGAATTCAAGATAAATTCCACTATATCGGCCAAAATATCCATATTGTCCAATCCTGCATGTTATACCAGAAGCACCAATTGAAGTTTCATCAATTGTCATTGGAACTTCAGTACCATATTCAAAATATTCTATATTTGCACTTCCAAAGCCCCCTTGATAATTCAAATAACTTACTTTGTTTGTGAATAATCTTTCTGTTGTAAAATTACTTAAATTTTGTATTCTGGTTATATTATCAGGTAATTCCAATTTATTTAAAACTGAGCCTCCAAGACGATAATTAATAGTAGTTATATCACTTCTTTGTGCAATTTCAATGTCAGTAACATTACTAGTATCTGCACTTGATACAGTGCTACCTTTAATTAATTTACTTTTTGATTGACCACATGGTCTATAGAATTTTGCTGACCAGTTGCATTCATCATCAATATTATTATATATTGTTTCCCTTACAGCACCATCAATGTTTGACGAACAAATTGCATTATAATATGCCAATTCACTTCCACAAGGAACTTTTATTGTTGCATCAGCAGTTCCACCACTTGTATGGAATGTCCACCCCGGAGGATTTTTGCCACAAGGGAATTCAGGTGGTGTTTTACCATAAAAATAGAATTTTCTATTTTCTTCCCTTCCTCTTGCAAAGGCTCTATAACCAACATAAGTTACTCCACTTCCAATATGGTATTCATTAACGAAAGTACAATCAAATGCATAATTTCCAATATATTTTACTGTATCAGGAATATATTGAACATAAGGATTATAACTTGTACCAAGTCCGCCCAATCCTGATTGGCTGAATGCACTATCTTCAATTGTTTCCAATATACCATTTGGAGGCAATTGAAGTTGTCTTATTATTCCAACGCTACCAAGTGTTCTTACACAATTTCCAACAACCAGTAATGTAATTTTTCCGCCACCATAGTTTCCACTAAGTCTATCATCACCATCACAAGGAACATATAACACTTCTCCACTTTCGAAATAATATATTGCCTTGTATGTATTCAATGCACAATCATCAAGTGTTTCATATGATGTTATATATCTAGGTTGGCCAACCAATGGCTCAACATCTTGCCACGTTAAGCCATTGTCAAGTGAATATTGTTTTTTAAAAATTTTATAACTGCTATAAGACATAATTTTTATATTTACTGTATTGGATTTATTTTTTCTGCATAATAAGGCCATGCCTGTTTATATGCAGCCACAGAATCAGCCGGAACAAAAAACCTTAAATAACCTGTTTTATTTCCAAAAGGTCTGCTGTATTCATCAAGACTTATTGATGGAGGCGTTGGTGCTTTAATTGTAATGTCCCCCAAATAGCCTGATTTTTTGGTGAATGCATAACTACCAATGCTAGTAACGCCACTTCCAATTGTAAAATCTTCAAATTTATTATCCTCGAAAGCACTATTACCAATCGTTATAACACTATCTGGTATATTCAGACTATATAAACTACAATTCAAGAAAGTACTATAATCAATACTTGTAATACTATCAGGTATTGTTACTGATGTAAGTCCACTACAATTTAAGAAAGCAGCACCTCCAATACTTGCAACGCCACTTGGTATATCTATACTTGTAAGGCCACTACAATTTCTGAAAGCAGCATTACCAATACCTATAACACTATCAGGTATATCTATACTTGTAAGACCACTACAATAAGCGAAAGCACCATAGCCAATAGTTGTTAATGTTGATGGTAAAGTTATAGCAGATAATTCTGTAAATCCACTAAATGCATTTTCCCCAATTTCTTTAACACCATCAAATATTGTTGAATCAATAATTTCACTTTTGGTGAATTGAGATGTTTCTTCCTGTGTTAAATATAAATCATCAGTTGTGCCATTTTTTTCAATTCCATAATGATATACAGCATATTGTTTCAATCCTTTATCTTCAGGATTTACATAAAGATTTGCATCTGTACTAAATATAGCCTTTGTTGTTAAAGTAACGTCATAGTCACAGTATTCAATATCTGTTGGAATCCACCTATATAACATATTCATACATTCCTCATAGGTATCAAATATTGCAACCGGGTCACCAACTCTTGTTACATATGGTTCTGCATCATGCCAAGTTATTCCGGCATCTGTTGATATTTGTTTCTTTTGTAATATATATTGTTTCCAAGCCATAATTAATCATTTAATAATATATTATTTGGAATGGTATATTTGCATTCTCATATGCTTCTCTATATTCATTAGGAACATAGAAAATAAAATGTCCTGTTGATGAGAATCTATCATGAAAATACTTAAATGACGTTGCCCAATCTGTTTGTGGAACAGGAGGTGTTGGCGAATTGAAATAAACAAACACATTATTACCATTCTCCATTTGTATTGCACCATCTGCTATATAGGTAATGCCACTTCCAATTGTTATTTTTTCAAGAGGATAATATTGAAGAGCACTTCTATTAATGTTTAAATATACAAAATTGGTAGAAATTGTTCTAACCCCATCGCCAATAATTATTTCAGTTGTTGACCAAGCATCATCAAAATTATGATACAATGTTGAACCAACTGTTCTTGTGCAACCTGATATTACAATCTTCTTAACTGAACTTGAGTGAGTTGATGCTTTGCTCATTGTATAAGTTCTTGATGAATCACATTCTACTGTTTCAAGTAATGAATCATTGCTTCCATATATATAAGCCATTGGTCGTCCTCCACCACATTCAGGAGCCTCTTCGTCATATATATTACCGGGTCTTGTTTTCAACGGGAATACCTCTTCCCATTCGCCGCCATCACATCTTGTTTCAAGATATTCAACATAGTACAAATCAGTACCAATACAAACGCTTTCTTCTCCAATTGGATAAGCAACCCATCTATATTCACTGTTTTCACATTCTGAACATACATATGTATCAGTATCAACCCATCTTTCCATTGGATAGCCACAAGAATATACATTTGTAGCAATTGGTTGCTGGGTTGTTCTTGTTACAAGTTGGCCATCAACAAAATGGTCAGCCCATGTTTCACCTAGGTCATAAGATACTTGTTCCTTTTCAACTCCATATAAGTCATATCCAACACACATCTTAATATCAGTTGCAACCCATCTATAACGTGGTCTGATATAACCACAATCCTCGCTTTCTCCTTCTTTCACAACAACAAGAAATTCTCCCATTGGATAAGAGGTTCCGGATATTGTCTTGAACTTTTGAGAAATGGTATAAAGAGTTGTTGGAGTTGAATCTTCTGTTAAACCACTGGCACAAACATCATATCCACAGAAATCTCCAATTTCTTCATATGCAAATGTTGTATTTGTACAGTTGGTACAACCACTATCTTCAACATTAATTGTTCTAGTTTGATTAAATGTTTCTGACAATGGGTTTGAATCAATTTGTACTACATCTGATGTGCCATCATAAGTTAAGGTACAGTTATATACCATTATATGACAAGACCTTGATATTTCATCCCAAACTGCACAAGATGTTCCTGCTGCTGTACAATCTGGCGAAGCATATCTATATTCTCTTAATTCTCCATAGTTTGCAAGGTTTGAGTTGGTTTGTTTCTGAATTTGTATCTTATATCCTGTATTTGCACCATTTTTTTGCTCACAATATTCAACTCCTGTTGCAACCCATATTTCTTCAGTTGTAGATGCAATACATGACTCATCATGTTCTGTTGTTGATGAATATTCACCAGTGGCAGAATTATAATATGTTGTTATTCTATTTCCTGTATAACCTGATGTATCCCTTTCACAAATATCTGATATTAACTCCCAATGACCAATCTCAGCCGGACATTTATTTGTGTCCATCTCCTTCTCAGTCCAAGTTTGACCATATGTTGGTGACAATGGATTTTCATCAATGTATTGTATAACCTTATATCCAGTGTATCCCATTATTCTATCTCACACCATTCTGCTATGGCTCTTGCACGACTAGATGTGTCTTTGCCATTTATTATTATCTCAACTTGTTTTACTTCTGTTCCACTTGTTAGATTTACATAAATCTTTTGTTCTGTATCTGAAACAGGAATATCATAAACTGAAAACGTTCCATCCAAATTAACTCTAATGCTTCCAACTCCACTTGTAATTGCTGCTGTATAATTTCCACAAGTAACCGGTGCAATTGTAACATTGGTTGTTGCATATGGATAAGTATAAAGTGAATTAACAATTATAATGTCATTCCTTACACTAAGGCTTGCTGTCTGTCTGGTAGTTTTGTTTCTGAACGTTAATGTCTCACTACCACAGGTATTTGTACCATAGAGGTAAACAGAATGCTCATTTGCTTGTCCACCAGTTCTTGAAATGGAAACTACAGAAGGATAGTTAACCAATTCCCAAGCATCAGTTGAAACAACGCTAATTCCACTCTGTGTATTGGTAGAATTAAGTATAACTGATGATGGTGATACACTTATTGAACCAGAAACGTTACAAAGGCTTGTATCATATTTCCTAACTGCTTTTCCTTCAATAAAGTCAGTTGAAGAATAAGTTCCAATTATATGATAGCCGCCATCTGATGCTGATGACAATTTATAAGCATCTTGTGGAAGATAAGAATACTGACACAACTTGTTATTGGTATCAAGTGCTTGTCCGGCAGCGTTAACCTTTACAACATACATTGCAACAGCCCATCCATTTGAACAAACAACCTTGCCTGCTTCAAACAATGGTTCAAACATTGGGTCAAAGACCTTATTTCTGAGGTCAAAGTTTGATTTATGAACTTCCAGTAATGGATAGGTTGTTTTTCCTTCAAATGTAAGATAGAATGAATTGTCTTCATCTGTAATTGAAAGACTATCTGTTAATGACAAACCTTCTTTCCAACCGGCCAATCTATAATGTGTTTCTCCAATAACCCTGAAAGCAACAGCATATTTACCATGAACTGCTTCACCAAGTTTCTCTTCAATTTCGTTTCTAACTGAAGCAATGTTTGCTGTTAACTTCTCCTTATAGTTGTGGTCTTCATATTCCTCTTCATAGGCAATAGATGTTGCATCAACCCTATAGAAAGGTTGAGAGGTTATAATGGTATCAACAAATAATGTACTATCCGGTCTTGAATCATTTTCAAAAACCAAACCTTTAATGTCATCAAGATTGAAGATATATAAACCATCTTGGATGCCTGCATTTATATCAGAAAGCATACAAGCATTTCCATTGCCAAGTGTTATATCATGTCTTAAATTACAATTTATCATATAAAGTAATATTTTACTATAAAGACACAAAAAAAGGATGACCAATAAGTCATCCTTAATTTAATTTATTTGAATTGTTATTATGCTGGGAACTTAGCCTTAACAATATCCCAACCTGTTAACTTAATAGGCTCATCTAACTGAACGCCTTCAAATACTGCATTTATAGAACTTGAATCAGTCTCTGCACTTCCACTTGTATAGTTGAAAGTAGTAGCAGCAAGTCCAGTATTTCTTCCAAATACATAAACGTTTCCGTCCTTTGTCTGAACGAATGCAATAAGGTGTGCAAGCGACCAGTTCTTATACTGCTCAAGCATATTGCAATCCAATTTTGCAAAGTTCAAAGTAATTCTATGTGTGAAGTTCTTCTTGTCTCTTGAATCACCAACGTTAAGTTCAACCTCTGCAAGACCAGTTCCATCAAGGAAATTAACCTCATAAATCTTCTCAGAACCAAGGTCAATTGTATCTACCTCACAAGAACCACTTGACTGAGTGAATACATAACTGTCATCCCAATTGGCAAAAGCAAGTTTCAATATACCACCAATTGAGGTTTCACAAGTTGCACTTACACCATTTGATATTTTACAATTTAACATGATATATCTTGTTTTTATTAATTATTTTTATTTGAAAAATGAGGGTATATTTCAACCCTCAATTGTTTATGAGTAAATTACAACTTCGTCACCAAAGATATAGCCTGCATTAGCACGATAAGCACCTTTAGCATACCACTTAGATTCATCATATAAATTTTGACCCATTTCTGCACGGATTTCACTAGTATCAGAAAGTAAGTCAGTAATGAATACCAAGTTGTCACGAGAAGCAGCCACCATTACATCATCAGGAACACCGGCGATTACAATCTCCACACCCATGTAATAAACCTTTCCACCTTCAATAGCGAAGCTAGGAAGAACAACCTGATAGTTTGTTGGAACAGTGCTAAGAGCCTGCTTCAAATATCTCATAGTCTTGATGCTAACGAAAATCTTAACTGCTGCCTTTTCAGGGTCAAACTCACCATCATTAAGCACTCTGTCAGGAATTGCATCATAAACCTTCTGAATCTCACCAAGAACGTTTGTTGCATCAATTGTTACACCAGTAATCTTAATAGTATTAGCATCAGCCAAAGCCTTATCTATAATACCATCCTGAATACCTGCTACTGCATTACCAGTACCACCCCAAATAAGTCTCTCAACGTCATTTGCAAGTGAATTCTGCAAGTGGAACATAATTGCACTCTCTAAAGACTCTCCACCATCATGTGCTGCTGGCCACTCATCCTTGGTTGCACCAATGGAATTGTAAACCATTTCACTATAAATACTGTCGAGTGCTTCTAGGCACTGTTCCTCATTGATTTTGAAATTTCTAAGCGACATTGTAACACCATCTAGTTGGAATCTCTGAGTTGGAGTCCAATCACAATCTCTGAGGTCTACCTGGCTAACAGTGTTCTGTGCCATCACTAATTTGTGAAGATAAATATCCTTTGTAACGTTTGGTAATACACGAACATAGTCATTTGCTAATGTATGAGCCTTTTTCAATGACTTGTAAAACCATTCACCATTGTTCTTAACGGTGTACTGGATATTATTCTGAATCATTTTATTTGCTGCCATATTATAATATGTTTTTTAAAATTATTTTATTTTTTTATTATAAAGAAGTTTCAAATTAAAAATTTCTATTCTCTCTCCAATTCTTAAAGGCGTTAAGAGACTGTATCCTATCATTGATGCTATTTCCATCAACGTTTCCATTCTTTACAACTGCACCAATCGGCATTGCACTAGGAGTTTGTTCCTCCAATTCAGTTACTCTCTCTTCAACCTCAATCTTTGATGTTAACAAACTCTCAATGTAGTTAACAACCTCAACCGGTAATAGATATTCAGTGTTTCCAATTGAATAAGGAACAGCATTCACCTCTGGTTTTTCCTCTTCATCCTTTTCTTCCTCTTTTGACTCTTCCTTTGGCTCTTCCTCTTCTAACTCATCTTTCTTATCATCCTCTTCGTCTGAATCTTTAGCAGGTTGCTCAGAATCTTCATTAGAATCTTCTCCTGGAGTTTCATCATCCTTTGGTTCAGGTTCTCCATCATTTGAATCATCTTCTTCTTCATCTTTCTTTTCCTCTTCCTCTTTAAATCCATCTGCAATTGGTGCTTCAACCTGTTCCTCACCGGTATTCTCATCAACTGCCTTTGTTCCAGCGAACTTTCCTTCACTTGAAACAACAAATACATTTCCATCAGCAAGTTTATACTCTCCCTCGCTGATTGGTTCACCATTTTCGTCTCTTACAAAACCTTCGGCATCAATTTCAAAATAATGCTCATCATCAAGGTAATATTTAAGAGATACTTCACCAGAATTGGTTTCATCTTTCTTTGCTTCATCAGCAATTCCATCAGCCTCCTGAGATACTTCATTAAGGAATGCTATAAACTTTTGGAATAATTCTAAACTACTTTTCATCTTTGAATATGTTATTTGTAACGCTTTATTCGAATTAATTTTACCAAAGAAAGCCTCCAGAGAAATCCCTCTCAACTTTCCTTCTTTAATCTCGCTCCAAATCTGACGATTGGCCACCTTGCACTTCATCATCAAAGTTCCAACCGGTAAATCAAATCCATATTTGGTGTTTGCATCATCATTTTCATCCTTGATTATCCAAAGTTTTTGAAGATATACACCCTCCTGAAGCCTTGATTCAATGGCATCGTCAATTCTCTCATGCATATAGGTGAAATTGTTCCAATTACCAGATAACATATACTTATCAGCAATCTTCTGTATCGTTTCAGCAGAAGCCCTCATATAATAAGGAATTCCTTCTGTTTCCCTATAAATTAACTGATTTGGTATAAGCACCGGAGCAACAACTTCCCTCTTTTCATGATTTGAGAAGAATACTTTTGCTTCTTCCTTTTTAAATGCATGAAGTTCAACCTGAGTTGCCGGATTATCAACAAATGATAAGCCAAACAATCCCATTCCATCTTCATCTACATTTATATCAAAAATTGGTATTGTTAACTGTCTAGACATACTTTTTTCTTATAAAGATATTTTAAAAATAAAAAAGGTGGTTTTCACCACCTTTCCTATTATCTACCTGCAAGACTTCTTACCTTAATCAATCTATCTTCTGCTTTCCAAATGTCCTTAACAGCAACAACTGGTTGCATATCAATTCCATCTATTGCACTTATCAATCTATTGGTATTGTTGTTCTCTCTCAAGTTTTCATCAGCCCTGTCAAAGTTCAATTGTCCACCATTTGCATATTTCCTCATTCTCTTGTCAGTGTTTGCAAATGACCTCTTGTTTCCTTCTGCATTTATTGCTTCAAGTAATGGAAGGTATTTGGCAGTGCTTCTTTTATTTACAACAAATTCATTTCCTTCCACTTCAACTCCGGTATTTCCAACCTTAATACCACCTTGAGAATGACTAGGACCCGAAAGCAAACCACCTTCAGCATATTTAACCGGTTGAATCTTACCAATCTGACTTGCAATTAATCCAACTTGTATTGCACCAAGTGCTGCCATTACTGCTGCAAAAATTGGTCCTGTTGGCCAACCCCATTGAGCAAGAGCCTTACCTGCACCTTGTGCTGCATTTGCAATTGCCATCACCATTTGGTATCTAAGTTCCATCTTTCTGGCGTTTGCCTCTTGCTTTGCTGCCTTGTTCTTTAATGCCTTTTCTTGTTCTTGGAGTTTCTTCTCTTCTGCAAGCCTTTGAGCATATAACAACTGTTCATCTGCAAGTTGTTGCTTTGTTGCCTCAAGATTGGTATTTGAACTATCCTTTAAGGAATCGTTTAATTCTCTAATCTTCTCAGCAGACTCATCAACCTTATCCAGAGCATCATCGTGCATCTTCTGAACCACTTCAAGTTTCTGCTGAGTTTCCTCAATGGCAAAGTCCATATACATTGAGAATGTATCCATTGCAGGGCCCAAAACCATTTCATCAAGAGATTGGAACAAGTTTGTCAGATTATCAAGAAGAGTGTATTCACTTCCATCATCCTTCTTGTCATTCTTTCCATACCATAGTTTCCTCTTTGGTTTTGTTGAACCTTCTGGTTTATCATCACCTGTATAATCTTGTTCAGTTGATACAGGATTTAATGCCCTCTTTGCAACCTTGTTGAGTTTATCAATAAGTGGATTTAAAGCATCTTCCTTCTCCTTCTGAGCCTTCTTGAACGCTGAAGAATCTTCGCCATATAAATTCTTAACATTATCAAGATATTGTTTCCATCTTTCCTCTTCCTTGCTAAGAATATTTGATAAATCAACATAGGCTTCATCCCATTGTGACTTTAATATATCAAGGTTATCAAGTGTTTTGCCTGTTTGAACTGTTCCCCAGATATTATTTCTTTCAACTTGTTCATGACCAATTGCATTAACCTTGTCCATTAGGAGTTTATAACGCCTTTCGAAATCATCAGAGAAATCAGACATTTCATTTCTGGTGACTGACAACATTTTCTTATAATGCTCAATCATCTTGGCATTGGAATCATCAGCAGCCTTCAATTTAAGACCTTCATACTTCTGCCATTCAGTTAAAATTTTATTTATTTCCTCTTTCTCTAATGCTTCTATCTCTTTCGTGGTTTTACCTTGTCCAGATAAAGCCTTTTTCTGTTCATCAGTAAAATGGAAAGTAATGGCACTAGCAGATTCAATAGTAGAAATATAATTACTCCATTCAGATGATGTTTTCTTAACCATTGTGATATTATCCTCCAGATAATCACCAATTGAAGCAACTGTAAGAGAAAGTTCTTTGTTATATATGGTATTTTGTGTATCCCTTAACTCTTCAAGTTTTTCAATATACTTTTCAATTGGACCTGAATCATATCCTTCAAGTCTTAATTGTTGAACCCTTTCTAAAGTCTTTAATTGAAGAATATCATTGTTTTGAATTTCATCCCTTAAAGCCCTTTGTGTTGTAAGAATCCTCTTTTCCTCTTCTGCTGCTTTCTTTGCCTCATCAAGTGCTTTCTTGTTTGCCTTTTCCCTTTCCTTTGCACCTTCTTTTGCTGCTGCTGTCTTTTTATCCTCAACATCAGCAAAGAACTGCATTTCCTCAAGTTTAATCTTGTTTAATTCTTCTTGATTTCCCTTTGCAAGTTTCTTTCTCTCAGCAAAATCTTTCTTCTGGAGGTCAATATACTTCTTCGAATAAGTTTTATTGTTTCTCTCCTGAATCTTTAACTCTGCAAGTTGCTGTTTGGTCTGTTTATTGGTTTCTTCAAGGTTCTTATTTGTTATTTCCTCAAGCCCTCTCTCAACTTGTTCTTGGAAACCTTCTTTAAATGCCTTTGCAGTGCCGGCAAATTGATTCTTTATTCCATCTACTGCCGCTTGCAAAGCACCCTTGAAATCTCCTTGGAAAATCTTCTGAATAACGTTTGCAAATGTCTTAATTGGATTAACCAACCAGTTAAGAATTGCCTTTCCAACTCCCATAAATACAGCCTTGAGACCATTGAATACACCACCAAGTTTCTTAACGATTGGGAATGTCTTTGTGAACCATCCAACAAGGTCTTCCCAGTGTGCAATCAATGTTGTAACAAGCATTATTACAAGACCAATTCCAAGCGAAGCAAGCATTAATCTTAATGCCTTTCCTGATGTTGTAAGGGTTTTGGTAGCAACTGTTGCACCATTTTCTGCTGTTGCAAGTGCTGTTGTACCGGCTGCTGCTGCTGTTGCATTGGTTTTTGTTACCAAGAACTCCAAACCAAGGGCTTTCATAGTCTTTTGGAACAATTCTGCTGTTGCTGAACTTGATTGAAGTGTCTCAGAAAGTGTCTGGAGCGATTGAACCATTGACATTGCTGCCATAAGTTCTTGCATTGACTCTTCTGCCTCCTTTGTTTCAAAGCCAAATGTAGCCATTGCACCTTTATACAGGGTAAATGCTGCTGTTGCTGACTTTGCAATGTTAATTGCATCATCTAAGGTCTTGGTATCGCTTGCATTTCGTTTAATTGCTTGGTTTATATCGCCAATTCTATCAGCAAGGTCACCGGCTCTTTCAGCAAGTTCCTTATATTGTGCTGAATTCTTATCAAGGCCAACCATTTCGCCCTTCATGTTCTTCAATTCCATCACCGCTTCCTTCAAAGCGCCACGATAATCGCCAACATTTCGTTGATGGTTGCCCATACTGGCATCAAAACGCTTCAATTGTTCATTTAACCCATTATACTGGTTAATCATTTCTTGCTGTTTCTTTGCCGCTTCGCCATCAGCAACTGTCATACTCTTGATTTCCTTACCAAGAGTTCTCATTGCAGTTTGTTTCTCCTTATATGATGAAATTACCTGATTATTTGCAATCTCTTCTGCTTTTGCAAGGTCAATTGCCTCCTTGGTATTCTTGTTTGCCTCTTTTGAAACAACTGAAAAGCCACCATTCTTATTAATGGTATCCACTTGTTTCTCCATCTTGTCAAGAATGCCCTCTAGTGTTTCAAGATTTTGTACAGATTCCTTTATTCCACCAATGCTGATGTAAAATTCTTTTCTATTTTCAGCCATTTTATAATTTTATTATAAAGAAATTAATTTGAGTTTGGCCTCTTCAACACCAAATACATCGTGTCCTTCAATTCCAAGCACCTGGAAGAGACCATCATTGAATTTAACAAGCGAATTGCTCTTTATTTTATCATATACTGTATTTGGCAATTTCACATTTATATCAACCTCATATTGATAACCTTTTTTAATCCTGAAGAACACATCAGTCATTGTCTTATCCAACTTTGTTGATAATGTATTATCATAATCAAGTCTAAACGTTGTTAAATCACCGGCTGAATTCCTATAATTGATATAGTTCTTACAGAATATAAGTGGTGTCTTCAATTCAGGTATTGTTGTATCGTTTTTATAAGTATAGACATTAAAGAAGTTATACATCTTCGAATCAGGGTCTTTGTCAAGGTAAATAAGTCTTGATGTGCTATCTGTTGCAAAATCTTCCTCAACAATTGAAAGATATGTGTTCTCCCATAGTTTTGCATCACCAATTACCGGCGCTTCCCTAACTCCTTCAGGAAATGCAGTATCACCATTGACAAATGTAATGTCCTTCGACCATGTGTAAGACCAATTGCTCTTAGTTTTGCTTTCCTTTTCAGATGTATCTGCTTCGTTTTTAAATTCAATTCCACCGGTATAGCCACTTTCATCCCTCTTTGTCTTTTCAGCCCTAGTATTATTGCCATGCACATAACCTTCCTCATCAGATGATATTGTCCATTCTAACTTTGTTGTTCTTGAATCAATTCTCTTAAACTCAGCATCCTTTACATTTGCCCATTCATCAATATTAACAATTGCACCATGAGTTTCATTCTCATTTGCCAATGTATTGATTTCATAGGTGTTATTGCTTATTCTTGTTAATCTAAGATTGAATGTATCAAGGAAATTCTCAATATATTCATTAACCTTTGTATCTCCTAGCCATTGGTTAACGTTTGTTGGTTTTGGAGTTGTTATTTCTTGGAATGTTGGCATTGGGTTGTTTGGAGTTGGAACCCATTTCTGGTCAGTTGAAACAATTCCCATTTCAAAATCAAATGAACACTTTGTCCACAAGATACCTGCATTATAGTAATGTTTCCAATCACAGAATTCCAACCATCCACACTCATCAGCGTTATCATTATATGGAATTACAATCTCAGGTGAAATCATATCACCTTCCTCCAACCATACACATGTATTAATTAACCAATTTCCACTTGTCTTGGAATTGGTATAAGCAGATGAATTCTCTTGCCCCGGATAACTTATTTTCTCAAAGTCAGATGTTGTATCCCACGTTCCACCAGATTCATTCAAGTTTGGTGTGAACTTATTATATCCATCAAAATTGGAATATCCATCATATCTTACCAATACCTGTGCTGTTGATTTGCCATAGTCACTTCTAAAAGAATCACTATCAAATTTCAAACCCATTATATTGTACATATTCATGTATTGGTGTTCAACTCCACCATCATCAAAGTAAGAAATCTTTGTTGCCTTTGATGGGTTTGGAAGACAGGTGAATACCATTTCATTTGAACGTCTATCTTCCAAGTTATCATCAGAATATGTTTCAGATGCATATTGACAACCAAATCTTGCACCTGCAATAAACTCTGATATATCAAATCCTGAATAATCCCTTACAATGGTTGTTTTATTGTTCTTTCCAAACTTATTTCTTGCATCATCATATGATAATTTAATACCAAGTTCACCAAATATACTGGTGAATGGCCAACTTGCATTTGAATTATAAGTTACATTCTCCTTTGAAAGATTTGTCGGAACCATTGGCGTTGCACAGTTAAAACTATAATAGTTAACATTTGACATTGGTTCATTGGTCTTTTTAATTTGGAATTCAAATATATTCTGAGACAAATCACACCTATCACTATCGTTATAACAACCATTAAGGGTATATCTTCCATCTTGGTTATATATTCCTGAATTCATTGGGAAACTAAAGTTACCCTGACATCTTATTCTATACCAACCACTCTTTGGAACAATAAGAGAATGGGCATCTGAATTAATTGCCTTTGGCAACATATTATAATCATCCACCTCATTGGTTATCCTGGTATTTTCTGATAATAATATTGCATCAGAACCAACTCCCATTGAAGGGTCATTAAAAAGACTGGTTTCAACAAGAGTTGATGATATATTATCACCACGTTTTGCATCATAATCAGCATGGAACTTCACATAATATGGTGTGTTCTTTGAATCATGATATTGTTTATAAGGAACTGAGAATGTCTGGTATAATTCTGTGAATTTATCCTGACCAAATATATTTCCTTGCAATTTATAACCTTCTCCCTCAAAACAATCCTTTAACACTGACAATACATTATAAGCAGGGAATATATTCTCAGTTGTGAATGTATTTCCTGATGCTGCAAGGTCTTGTGTTGTTATATCATATGTTGAACCGGTAAAGTTATAAGGCAAACGATATAATATATAAGGGAAAGCAATATGTTTATCTGCATTTGCCTTATTTTTGATTATATCTTCGTTTATCTTCTTAATGTCATTCCAAGATGATATATATAATTCATGAGATTTGATGTTCTTTAGTTTCTTATCACCTAGAACATCCTTTAATTTTGCTTTCATTGGAACATATAGATTACCAGAGAAATATTCATTATCAATTTCCTCCATAATGAATTTTCCCTTCAGAATACAAACCTCATCAGAATTTAAAACGGCATCATATACCTTATTGAACTTATTTGCAACATCAAATACATCAACAAAGCCAAAAGCCTCCCTATTAGCCTTTGTGATTGGGAGGTCAACTTCAAAACTATATTCTGATTCCTCAATAATGTGTTCTGTCGAATTATCAAAATCCTTCTCCAGTTTTATCTTGAAATCTTCATCAATATCAACCAATTTTCCTTCAATATATAATTGAATCATCTTTTAATAATTTTTAACGCTAAATAATGTTAAATTGATATATTATTGTCTGAATCTTGATATTCAAGTTCAACCTCAAATGTGTTCTCCCTATCTGAAATATCAATATCCAGTTCATTTATAACAATCTTCTTGAACTTTGTTGGACTTCCATTAACAAATAAGAAAGCATACTTGGTCTTATTTAATTCATTCAACCACTTTGCTGTGTTTATATCAATAATGGTTGTCTTTAATGTATGCTTCGCCTCATTCTTCTTCTGACTTACAACCTCAATCTCCTTTATCTTATCCCATCGTCTGGTAGGGTTTCTAAAATAGGTTATTTGGTCATCAATCGATATATTTAACTCCCTTTCTCCAAGGAAGTTGAAACTATCAATACCTCCAACCTCATTTACAAAGAAAATCTCATTATTCTGATTGCATTTTGGAACAACGTTATACCTGATGCCATTTGTTGCCTCAGTTGAACCATCAAACGCTGATACAATGACATATCCAACCTGTTTATTGGTCGTGTTCTCAATACCAGATATATTTAACTCAAAATAGAAATCCTGTCTGTTATATGGATGTTCCTTATAGAGAGTGGTTGTATCTTCTCCAAGATATTTTCCTGATGGTGCATAATAAACCTTCTTCAATGTTAGATTTGTCTTTGATGTAAGAACTGACAAGGCACATTGTTCCCCATAGTTATAATCCCTTTCAAAAAGATTGGTAAGGAAATTAACCTTAACGCCGCTTGTGTTATAATAATAATCAGAAAGATTTATATCCTGAAACTTTGATAATGTCGTTGGAAGAACTGTCACATTGTTGTTTCCAATTGCTTCAGGTATAATGTTATTTGCATCCAATCTATAGGCAACCATATTTAATTGGAATGGTTCATAAAAGGATAGATGCTCAAAGGGTGCTGTGACATTGAAACTAACATCACCATTATACTGAAACTTTTCAAGCGTTATTTGTGTATCACCGGATATATTCTCAAGAACCACATATTTATTTGGTTCTTTTGGAGTATATGATGAATATGAACCACCAACCGTTATATAACTTCCACCATTGATATTATACTTGGTTGTTGAATCGATATAGGCTTTAATCATGATTCCAACATTTGGAATATTCTGAATCATGGTAATATCATAGAATATCTGGTTCTTCTTCAGACATTCCAATAATGAGAAAATGGTAGAATTCTTATTTCCCGGAAATGTTCTAAAACTTGAATCAGACACAATTTCACTTGGAGAATATATAAGTTCCTTGTTATATCCATCATCATCAAGAGCATCCTTAATGGTTATCTTGCTAACCGGATTCCCATCGTTTTTAACATAGAAGGTAACAAATGGTCTGTCATAATCATTTGTTGCAAAAACAAGAAAATTATCTTGTGAACTTCCCAAAAATGAATTAACTTCAAATTTTGCCATAACTTTTTATTATAAAGAAAAAAGGTAGGGGTGTTCCCTACCTTTAATTACTAAACCAATCATCAATGTCTTCCATCAATATCTCAAATATCCTGTCAGCCCATTCATCCCAATATTCATCAAGCATATCAAATCCTTCATCAAGAAATGGTCTACCAGTTATTCCTTCCTCATATATTGATTTCTGAATGTACCAAACCTCTCCATTGTCGTTTGAAATGCCCTTCTCTGCCATCCAAGGAATAAGGTATTTCTCATCAACCCAATTTCCCGGTTTCATTCCCCATTCAACATATTTATAATAATTGTTTATAAGAACCTTGATTAACTCCAAATCAACATTTGAAACATCCAATTCATCATACAAATGGCTATCAATAAGGGTATTCTCACCTATCTTATCGTTTTCACCATTCTTCTCCATTGAAGCCTGAATGCATCTTTTTACCTGTTCTGCAATTAATCCAAGTTCATCATATAATTTATCAAGTTGCATTATATCTCTTTTTTATAAAAATAATATTATCAGAGTGTGATTCGTGGCAATTTATAATCAAATGTAACACATCCTGCTGCATTATCTGTATCAACATCATTAAGCAATTTTCCAAGGTCAAACTCTTTCTCTGGGTCAAAATGCTCATCAATGTCACAAAGTTGAATATCACTATCAACAAGCAAATTAATGGTACATCTAACACCTGATGCATTGTCATCACCCCAATTCCTTAATGTATAAAATGAATAATCAACAACATCAACACCTGTCCTTGTTTCCCACTCTTTATTATCCTGCCTTAACTTTGCAACAAAATGAAGAGCAATTGAATGACATACATTCTGACACTCTTCCTCTGTCAATTGCTTAACGTTATAGTTATTAAACGCCTGTGGAAGACAAGTAACATCAAAGTTAACCTGAACTTTTATCTTACCATCCATTGGCTCTGATGGCTTTATATAAATCGGGTCTTCAAGAAATACTTGAGGATACATCTGCTCTCCGGTTCCCTTCTTCTTTGAAACCCTGTCATATATAAAACTTCTAACAAGTTTATGCTCCTTTGATAATTTATAAAAGGTATCAATTATATTCTTTATCATATCTTTATTATATTTGCAAATGTTTTTGTAAATTTATAATCATAATCATGCTTCGCTTGTAACGCTATTGCAAGACTCATTATCCTGTCATCGTGCTTTCCTGATATTGCTCCAAACTGCAAATGACCACCCTTTGTATATGTTGCTACAAACGTTCCAAATTCACTGAATAAGGATTTATCCATCTCATTAAAAGAAATGCCCTTCTGAGCAATACCTAATGCCAATTTTGTGATTATTTCCTCCTTGCTACTGTTTGACGTTTCCCATTCCTTTAACTTGGTTTGGTCTTTTACCAATTTCTTAATTTCATTATACATTGGCGCTCCCAGTCCATTGATTTCAATATAACTCATTTGAAGACCCCGGGAATTATTTATAATGTCAGAAATCTGTTTGTATTTCATATCAAGAGTACCCTTTATTTCATATTGTTCCACCTCATTTTTTTCGTTAATCTTTGTTAAAATGGTTGCATCTTGTCCATTTCCACTTAAATCAACACCAATCCAAGTCTTCTCATATGAATATGAATATGGTTTGAAGCATTCTTCAAATCCTGAGAAAAACGTTAATGAACTATCCAGGAATTCACATAAATACTCTTGCTTCCAAGCAAGTTCAGGAATTCCCTTTCTCGTTTCCTCAATCTCATCCGGTGATATTAAACCATCTTGATAAATTGTTCTCAACATTGATTTATATGATGGATAATTATCATCAAGCCCTCTTAAATACATCTCATAGAATTTGTTGTTCTTTCCTAGGGGTGTGCTAACAAATATACACTTTCTTCCCTTAACCTTAACGGTAGGAGAAAGAATGTTATCCCAAAGGTTTGTTCCATCAGTCTGTTCAAATCCAAAGAATGCAAACTCATCAAGAAGTAGATAATGAAATGACTGTCCACGAAGTGAGTTTCCTGATTCTGCTGAAAAAAATCTAATTGTTGAACCAAATATTGTTTCAATATATTTTGTCTGGGTATTTGCCTTTTTAATTAATTGTGGTGGCAATATCTTCAATAAATCTGAATAACCAGTCTCAGCGAACAATGATGTTCTACACACATAACCAATCTTGATATTCTTTTCCAATAACCATTGAACACATAGAACAATTAACGCTGTTGATTTTCCCTGCTGACGAGATAGACATACTGTAAGATACTTGAATGATTCATCAGTTGCAAGACGATATAATTCCTGTTGAGATTTTGTTAATTGAATTTTAAACTGTATCTTCTTCTCCATCTTTCACAATATTGTCCAAACCAAAGTCAATGACAAATCCACCATTAACGTCAATCTCTTGCTTAATTGGTTCATCAGCACCGGTTAACTTAACAATTGAATCAAGAACATCCTTTGCTCCTTTCATATCGTTTTTATCAACTGCCTTTTCATAGAGAAAGAGATAACGAGCCAAAAACTTTGATTTCAAATCCTCACGATTCTTTTCAAACTCTTCAGCAAATAAATCCATCATGTCATTCCAATAGGTAAAGAACTGTCTATCAGAATGGGTCTTATTTTCATACCCCTGTGATGTAAACTTCTCCCTTATCTGGTATTTCTGCTTTCCATGAATAACATCAAAATACATGGCTTCAAGAACTCTTCTTTTCTCCTGCACTTGATGCTCATTCTTTCCATTATAAGTTTTTGATATTGCCATAGTATTACTTCTTTTTATTGTTTTTAAATTCAAATTCCAATTGGGCTTGTTCAGCATTGTTCTTTGCCATTACATATTGAAGATAAGAAAAACAATCCTGAACATTCTCACCCAATACCTTCTCCATGCTTAAATAATTGTCATTGGATAATGTTGCAATTATATGAAACCAGTTATATTCCTTTATGAATTTTTGATATGCTCCACAAGTTGGTTTGCTTCCTCCTGAACCTTCGAAAAGTCCTCTGAAACTTTCTTGGAAATTACTTTTTTTTTAAAAAAGGTATATATGAATGGCAAACCATCTTCCGCTGACATATTCTCAATCTTTGGAATTATATCCTGATATTTTCCATCATATTCATATTTTCCATCCTTTCCAACCGGCAATAATAAACATGCAAGAAGTTCAATAAACTGATTCTCATTCTCCTGCTTCATTATAATGTCAGCATCAATATACTGTCTTAATGCCATTTCATTTGGTTCAGGCATAAAATATTTCTTGCCATCAATATTCAAATAAAATATCTTTGAATCAAGAAAATTTTTTATATCATAAAGAAATTGAATCTTGCTCCTTAATATATTGAATACATCCACCGGTAAGTTTAAACAAAACTCATCATCCTCACCAAGAAGCCTTGATATAATCTTTGACTCATTCCTTAAGGTTATAATCTGAATTGCACTCTCATCCATCTTATCATTTGTCTCTTCCAGTTTATAAAACAAATGACAATAGGTTTTCATATTTACATCCTTCCAACCTTCCGGTAAATTATATTCTTTATCATTAATCTTTAACTTCGTCATCTAATGTCTTTTTTGGCCTTCCTGCCTTTTTAACAGGCTTATCTTCAATAACCTCTTCCTCCTTCTTAACTGGTTCAATTTGCTCAAGGTCTTCCTTTGTTGCAACACCATTATTAATCAGGGTAATCTCACCATAAGTAACATAGTTTTGAAGACCCATATAATACTTGTTTGCTGCACATGGCTTGCAACCAACTGCTGTTTCCCTTGTTCCCTTTATATCATTATACATTTCAACAAGACGTTCAACCGGGAAATTCCTTCTATTTGAACCAATCTCTCTTAAATATTTCTTTGCTCTGATTACCTTCTCCTTTGTATAACCATTAACTTCTGCCACAGAAATCTCTCTGCCATCTTTTGTTTTAATAAGTCCCATTTTAATATTTTTTTTATTATAAAGAATTATTTTAATTAATATCCATCATGATATATAACATATGTAGTTAAACCGGTAAATATAAAACCCCATAATAAAAACATTGGAGTCCATATATATGATATATTCACCATCAAAAACATATTAAACCAGAAATTGGAACATAACCAACAAGAAAATGGCTTCCTGTTAAACATTTCAATTTGAGGCAAATTAAATAATGGATGATGTGTTGTAAGATATGTAAACATATAACTGAATAGTGTTACAATTATCAATACATATAATTGACCCATACTAGGTATTAAAAACATCAAATTCATCACTGTTCAATATTTCTCTCTTCTTATTTTGAATATCAGGATTTTCCTTGATATACTTCTTTATCTTCTTAATTACATTGGTGATATACTTCAAATCCTTATCAGTTAATTCTGCCATCTTCTTATAAGATATTCCCTTCTTTTCTGATTTTAATCTAAAGTATATTAAGAATATATCACATTCATCCGGTGGAAAGGTATTATTCAACTTTTCTTCCAAATACTTGAATAATGTATGTATCTTCTCTGCTTTCTCTTCCTGAACGCTTATATCTTCTGAATTCTCAGTTAATTCCTTATATACCAATAAGTCTTCAGGCTTTTCCTTCTTTTCCTGACCATTGAATATATTATCAAAGAAATCCCGGTTGGAATTATTAATCAATCCTCTCTTCTTATTTTGTTCAGCAATATATTCTCTCTTTGCACATATAAAAAAGAAATATTTGAAATTATTAATCTTTATTCCATTCTTCATGATATATTCAGCAATCCTTACAATGGTATCTGCTGTTACATCATCAAATATCTCCGGGTCAAATGTAATATTCTTCTTCAATGCATTTTGAAGTTCCCTTTCATTCTCAATGATATATTTAAAAAAATCATCCTTGTGTTTCTCCCTGTCTAACATAATATTCAATCTGTTTTATTGCAATGTCCTCATTCATATTGCCAAGAATGCTTCCCATTTCCTGACCATCATCATCAAAGAATATTGTTACCGGTATTCCTTGAATATTATATTTAACCTTCAATTCAATATTCTTGTCAATATTAACATACTCATGCTCTATGTTATATTGCTTCATTAACCTTTCAAATGTGGGCTTCCATTTTACACATGAGCCACATTTATCATTTCCAAATAAAATTACTTTCATATATATAAATATCACATTGACCTGAAAAAATATAAGATTTTTCAAAAAAAATTAAATAAAAAAAAGAAGGGATGTTCACCTCATCCCTTCGTGTCACTATCAGTCCCTTTATAGGTAGCGAATCTATGTGCCCGGTAACCAATAATGTATATATAGTTATTTGATGTGAAGAATTTGATTGTTCTCTTTATTCTTCCTAGGTAATGATACATGTATCCATTGATAATTATACTCATCAATTAACTGTCCTACTTTAATCTTTCCCTGACTTATTAACTTATATATCAGATTAAATAACTTCTTATTTCTATCCTTACCACCAACCTTAATGTCCGCTGCCTCTCCAAGTCTATGTTGGCTTGTTTTAACGCCTCCTACAGCCTTATTTACTGCTTCTGACCTATATCCACTATTCACTACAATTGGTGCTCTCCAAGCGTCTCTAATTGGCTGTAGTATTTCAATTGCCAACCTTCTTAATTTCTCTTTTTCTTCTTCGTTTGGTGTATTATCTAATCCTAGTCGTTTTGCTGTTGCTGATGCTATTAATTCATCATAAGAAAAGTTCTTTGAAAATAGTTCCATTAATCATCATCCTTTTCAATCGTTATTCCATTCACATTACTGAACCAAGCAATTCTCCCATAGTTAATACCGTCTCTTTCAAAATGATAACCCAACGGTGCTACATACTGGTTAACATATGGATTCTTAAATTGTGTAATGCTATTCATCTTCTTTTTCCTCCGGTATTTCAATTACTTCTTGTCCACTTCTTAGTTTCTCTCTCTGTATTATCATTCTCTCTGTATTTTCCAAATGTCTATTTATGTCTTTCTTCATCTGAACACTCTCAGCCTTGAAGTAGGCAGCAACTCCAAAAATACTGGCGCTATAAACTAAACTTTGCCCAAGTATCCAGAGCACTCCTTGTTCTGATAATAAAATTGGAACAAAAGCAGCAATGCCTGTTAATGTCCAACCCATTATAAATGCTCCACATGCTGATATAATGGCCAATTTCTCTTTGATATTTAAATCGTTGAATGTCTGCTTCATTTCTTTTTTTATATAAAGAGCCTTTTAAATTTATAATGGCACTAAAAAATATATCACATGAAGACAACCATCGCTATTATTCGTCTGGTGTTAAGGACAAACAAGGTATTATCAACAGGAGACCATCCAATTATGCTTCGTTGTTCCTATTCGGGGATGAAAGAGGTTTCCACCGGATATTCTTGTTCAATTAAATATTGGGAGATTTGGATTTGGTGGAATAAAAAACCCGGTGATATTGCTATCATCGGGCAAAATAATTTTTTTAAAATTTAAAAATAAAAATTTAAAGACGAGCAATGCAACCTATCTTCACAGACCACTTGCATTGGCACTCAAGTTCCATCCTGATTCACATCTGTAAGAACGAGCGACTTTCAATAATTTTATTTAATTAACATGTATTTTATTAATAACACAGTTTAGTCTAATTATAAATTGCTATTTTGAATTTATTTTTTCCAGTTGTTATAATTACAAATTTTGGATTATCCCAATCAGTTGCTTCAGTTTTGCAAGGTATTGGTCCACAGGATTTCAGTTCCTTAAATATATACAAAACAACTGTATTTTTCCTATCCCTAAAGATTACATTATAACCTTCATCTTCCAGTTTAAAACCAAGTTCATATGACCTTTTATCACCAATTTTGAAAATTTTAGAACCAAAATACAGGTAAGGTTTATCGTCTATGAAGGCGTTATTAATTGCAAGATTCTTATTCATACTGTTAATCCTCCAATAATTTAGCCAACTTTACTCTAGCCCTTTCAATTGCCTTGACCTCTTGTGTGGTGAATTCACCAACCTCTTTCTTTGACAGGCCATCAAATTTGATGTGGTCCTGTACATAATAAATGGCATATAGCAATGCCTTAATCTCTTTTTCAGTTAATTCCATATCAATTATTATTTTAAAAGTTTTAAATATTCCATCATTTCAAATTTGTTTCTTGCTTCTTCCAGTATTCTATCTGCTACCTTTTTTAAGCGATAGTCAGATGTTGACTGGTTAATGTCGAAGCCATTACCAAACATATAGTTTTCAACTGATATACAGTTATCACCAATCTTCTTATCTTTTGTGAAATAAGATGGTAGACAATCAGGTGAAGAAAACACAAACTTGTGGTCATTGTCGATGTTTGTGTGTGGAGACCCATAATGCTTTTGCATTGTCTCTAGTGTCTTAATCTGACATTTCAGAATTGCCACTATTAAACTCTTTGGTGTTTCTTTTCTCATATTATATATATGTTAATTAATTTATACAATGCAAATATACAAAAAAAACGTGAGATAAGAAAATATCCCACGTTAAAAAATGTTAAAACTCATTATATTTCTTAAGGTATTTGTGTTGTTTATCAACCAAGGCCATTACATCCTCGTCAGACCATCTTTGATAGTGTCCATCCTTTTGTTTCTCATATATCAATCCATTATACCAGTAGAGGCCAATTCTATGTTCATATTCCCATTTCTTTTTGCCCGGGTTGAATATTCTATTATTTGGCAACCATTCGATTGCTTGTGGTTGGTTAAGGTCATGGATTATAATAATATCCCCGTTATTAAAGATTGACACAAATAGTTCCTTTTCGTGTAGAGTATATCCTGATGACATTATTCTTGAAAAGAAGTCCAATTTACCAGTATCAAGGAAGATTGTATCGAATTGTTCGATAAAGTTTTTAAAGTCTCCATATCTTTCACCGGTTCTTTGTTTGATTTCGATATGGCACTTTCTTCCTTTTATATCTGTTGCTGTTGCATCGATAACTGAACCTTCCTTATTATACTTCAGGTCATTGAACCATTTCTGGTCATCATTAAAGGCAGAAATAATTTCTGCATCCTTTCTCTCTAATTTTTGAAAATAATTTTCCATCATTTTTTTTTTTCTTTTTTTTAAATTGATTATTTTAAATTATAAATACAGCCATATTTCAGGCGCCTGTATTATTAACATACTTTAATTTAAAATAAATATCGTTTATGATGGAAAAAATACCATTTTT